GGAGGAATAACTGTTAGTATGTTTGCAATTAATAAGGTTCAAGTAGTTCAAAATACTATTGCGGTGATTAAAAGCTCACTAAACATGATTTATTCACGTTTGGTGGGTATTGAATTAAATCCCGGGCCTGTTGTGTCTAGATTATTAGTCAACAGTGCTAAAATGCCTCCAAATAAGATTAAAGCTGATGCTAAATTATCTTGGAGTGATGGAAGTTTACAGAAAAACTTGAAGTACAAAACGGATAGAGAAGTTAAAGGTACTCAACAAGTTTATGGTTTTGACACAAACCAGTATGCTCCTACAGCCTTTGCATCTAATAAGTGGAATGAGGAACAAGCTTTATATGCTAGAGTATTAGCAGAAACAATTAAACCAGATGATTCCTTGATAGATTGTATAAAATGGTGTAAAAGTAACCATAAGTATTTATTCCCAAGATTGCAAAAAGTAGTGAGTGTTAGTTTCTCAGAATATTTGAGGAGATCTAATGCTTCCCCTAGTGTTAAACGAGTACTACAACAGACTAAGAATAAATTAGATTCAGCTGGTGTAGATGAAAATAGTACTTTTACTAAAAATGAATTGTACAATATGACATATCGTAAGTCATTTGTTAAAGTGGAGAACAATCTTTATAATTCACCTGTGGGTGTGAAAGATAAGGCACCAAGGTTGATACAAGGTGCGATGCCAGAATTTATAGTTTTGGTTGGTCCCTGGATAATGGCGTTACAGGATTTGTTGAAACGCCGTTGGAATGTAAAAAATAATTTGTGTTTTACTTCCGGTGTATCATCAGAAGATTTGGCTGAGTTTATTACCAGTAAACCAGGGAAAATTTTGGAAGATGATTTGGGGAAATTTGATTGTTCTATACGTAAACCATGGTGTGATTATGAAGTTTGGATTAGTTCTAAGTTTGGTGCTCCTAGAGCAGTTTTAGAATTGATGAAAGCTAACATTAAGACACATGGTGTTACTAATCATGGTTGGAAGTACAAATGTGTAGGCACCAGGAAGAGTGGTGATCCTTACACATCTCTATTTAATTCAGTAATAAATGGAGTTTCACACTTGTTTTTATATTGTAAGTGGACTGGGAAATCTGTTATTAAGGCACAAAGCACCATACATATGTTACTACAAGGTGATGATAATTTGATGGTGCATTTTGAAAATAGAGAATTTCCTTGGCATAAAGGCATGGCTGGTTTAGGGTTTGATAGTGAAGCAATCTATCGTGATAACTTTGGCCGTGCTGAATTTTGTTCCAACAGGTTGTATGATGTTGGTGAACGTTATGTCTTTGGTCCTAAGCCTGGTAAGGTGATGTCAAAATTTGGTTATATTATTAATCCACCCCCACATGTTTCCAGAGAGT